CGCAAAGACAGAGATGATTGGCAGGACATAGAGCCTGTAGTGCATATCCCAATTTACCAATTTAATTTTTTGTGACACAATCGCCGACAGCCTGAGGCTAAATCGCATCACTGGGGGTGATTGTGTTAGAGATAAACTACCTTTCAACGGATAAATTAATTCCGTATGTAAACAATTCTCGGACGCATAACGATCAACAAGTTAAGCAAATTGCAGCGTCCATAAGAGAGTTTGGCTTTACTAATCCAATATTGATCGACGAACACGGCACAATAATCGCAGGTCATGGACGCGCGATGGCAGCTGACTTACTCGAGATCGATGCTGTTCCAACAATTACCCTTACAGGTTTAAGTGACGCGCAACGCGCAGCGTATGTTATTGCTGATAATAAACTCGCGCTCAATGCAGGTTGGGATTTCGACACCATACGCGCTGAGTTAAACATGCTGCAAGACTTAGATTTTGATTTAGATTTGCTTGGCTTTGATAGTGCAGAGCTTGACGAGATTGTTAATGGTTGGGCATCGGACGTCGATTTGCCAACAACTACAAATGAGTCGAGCCAATCAAAAATCGTTGTTAGCTGCAACGAGTTAGATAAAGATGATTTGCTTGGAGTAATCGAGCGCGCAGTGGCTGAGAGCGGAATTGAGCAGGTGAAAGTTAGTGGTTAAGCCGCTAAACATACTGTGCGCATATCCATACTTGAAACCGGACGTAATTAGCTATCTGCAAAAGTTTGATCGCGATTACCCAAATGTCCTTTGTCTATTTGTAGACTCGGGTGCGTTTACTGCGTTTAACACAGGTAAAACCATAACGCTTGACGAGTATTGTAATTTTATTGACAAGCTGCCATTTAAGCCTTGGCGTTACATTTTGCTTGACGTTATTGGTAATGATGTTGCAACTAAACAAAACTATTTAGACATGCTTGATCGAGGTTTTGACCCTGTGCCTGTGTTTACCCATGGCACCGATTGGTCGGATGTTGATTATTATTATGAACGCTCGGACTTTATTTGTTACGGGGGTTTAGTAGGCAAAAAAGGCAGCGCGCAAGTTATAAACGACATTGCTAAATTTATGAATTACACAAAAGGCCGAAAAGCGCATTTGCTTGGATATACGTCAATTAAGTACCTTAAAAAATTTAGGCCGTANTCGTGCGACTCNAGCAGTTGGAATTCCAGTTTACGTTATGGAAACTTGATGGTTTATATGGGTAATGGCGTAATGCAAAGCCTTGACCGTAAAACTTTTGCAGCTAACCCAAACCAAAAGGTAAAAGACCGTATCAGATTTATGGGCTGCGATTTAGCAAAGTTAAAACTCAAAGAGGGCTGGGTCGGCGGTAATAGCGAGTTAGGCGCAGTTGGTGCTGCTAGTTGGGTAAATCTATCAATTGACGTAGAGAAAAATCTTGGAACAAAACTTTTCTTGGCATGCGCAGGTCTTTGGCAAGTTGAGTTGGTTTGTAAATCGTATCTTAAAGTAACGGGGCTAAAGAAATGAAGGCTGTTGTTTTATTGTCTGGCGGGCAAGACTCAGTAACTGCGCTTTACTGGGCTAAATTGCAATTCAAAGATGTGTACGCAATATCATTTGATTATGGTCAGCGTCATGCAGCAGAGTTACAGGCTGCGCAGAAGATTGCGCAAATCGCAAACGTTAAGCATGAGGTAATCGATATAAAACATTGCCTTAAATCAACAAGCCCATTGGTTAGTGATAATGATCTAGAGACTTATAAGTCTTATGACCAGATGGAAGAGGTTATAGGTGACAGGCAAGAATTAACGTTTGTGCCTATGCGTAACTCGCTGTTTTTAACTGTGGCTGCCAATCGTTGCGACTATTTAAATTTTGACAACATTGTTATTGGCGTATGCGAGATGGACAACGCTAATTATGATGACTGCCGTAGTAAGTTTATAGAGTCTGCAGAGGAATATATTAATTACTCTTTGGGCCGCGACCAAAGAAATGGTAAGCACTGGATTTGGGTACACGCACCGTTACTTAAAAAGTCAAAAGCTGAAACCATAAATATGGCAAGAGGTTTGTGTGCGATGGAGGCAATGTCCTACAGCCATACATGCTATGCAGGGCAAACGCCACCTTGTGGAGAGTGTCACTCTTGTGTTTTGCGCGCACAAGGTTTTAAAGACGCAGGTATAGACGATCCAATATTTAGCAGGTATTCATAATGAATTTAGCTAATGACAATCAGCAAATTGACACAGCCTTAGCTAAAGAAAAGGCTGCCGATGCCATTATACAGTTGCTTGAGGCTTTGAATATTGATTGGACAACTGATCCCAATACGCAAGACACTCCCCGCCGTGTTGCCAAAATGTATATTGACGAACTTTTGTCGGGTCGTTTTGCGCCAATGCCTAAAGCTACAATTTTTCCAAACACAAAAAAAGTAAATCAAATGTTTACTGTTGGCCCGATACCGATTGTTGGCGTTTGCTCACACCATTTTTTACCGATTACAGGTAACGTTTGGATTGGCATTATCCCAAGCGACACGCTACTTGGTTTGTCTAAGTTTGCTAGGTTTGCTGATTGGATATTTGCAAGGCCGCAAATACAAGAGGAGGCTACTGAGCAATTGGCAGACGTTTTAGACGACATACTTAGTCCAAAAGGATTAGGAATTGTTTGCAAGGCTAGTCATGCATGTATGAGTTTGAGGGGCATAAAAGCTACTGATAGCCTGATGACTACCTCGGTTATGCGCGGGTCAATGTACGAGGAAGCTGCTCGGACGGAATTCTTTAACGCAATAAACGGACAAAATTATGTATAGGTCCACTAAAACCTTTTGTCATAATGTTGGCTTGAGCTGCGCATTTAGGCAATGGCGCGCTAATAGTCATTGCAGGTTTTTACATGGTTACGCACTCGAGTTTGATTTTGTGTTTGAGGCTGCGGAGCTTGATTATCGTAATTGGGTTGTAGATTTTGGCGGTCTTAAAATACTTAAAGGCTGGCTGCAGGAATACTTTGACCATAAAACGTTAGTTGCTAGAGATGATCCGCACTTAAATTATTTTAAAAAGGCAGAGCGTACAGGTTTAATTCAATTGGTCGTTGTTGACGCTGTTGGTTGCGAGGCGTTTGCAGAGTTAGCGTATGGCCTAGCGCGCAACTCGTTATACCATATTGATGAGCAAGATCGCGTTAGGGTTGTGTCGGCGCAGGTAAAAGAACATGGTGCAAATTCAGCAATATACTTGGCAGACGTTTGATCGCGATATAACTATCCTAGCAAGCAAGCTGCAAGATATTAAATTTGATTTAATTTACGGTAATCCGCGCGGCGGGCTGCCTGTTGCTGTTGCGTTGTCGCATAAGTTGGACGTCGGCCTTACTACAGACCCAACAAATACAAGCAACGTTTTATGGGTAGATGACATAATTGATAGCGGTACACAGCTGATTGCTGCTAAACAGTTAAATTACGCAGGCTATTGTGCGCTTTTAAACCGGTCTACAGCGGCCTGTCACTGCCTGTGCGCGCAAATAATTCATCATGCAGCTTGGATTGTNTTCCCGTGGGAAAATAGCGACACAGGCGCAGCTACAAAGGACTATGAATCATGGCGTTGCCAGTAAACGAGATATTTTCAACGATACAAGGTGAGGCTACATACACTGGCACTCCATCAACATTTGTACGCTTGCAGGGCTGTCGCGTTGGCTGCGGTTGGTGTGACACCAAACATACTTGGGACGTTAAGCTAGACGATAAGATTGACGTAAAAGACATGCTTGCTAAAGATTGCGACAGCAAGCAATTTGCAGTTATGTCTGATGATGAATTATTTAAAGAGATCGATAGCCGTAGGCCGCGCCATGTTGTGCTTACTGGTGGCGAGCCTTTTGAGCATGACCTTTACGGAATAACAAAGCTATTAATCGCTAAAGGTTACACAGTACAGGTAGAAACGTCAGGTACGCAGCCAATTAAAGCGCATGGCGATACATTTATCACGTTAAGCCCAAAATGGGACATGGCAGGCGGGTTTGATGTTATCGAGCAGAATTATTGGCGCGCTGATGAGATTAAAGTGCCGGTTGGCAAAAAAGCGGATGTAGATAAAATATGGACTAGGATTCCTGTAGACATTATGTGCGCTCGGAAGCCTATTTGGTTGCAGCCATTAAGTCAGTCTAGACGAGCTACTGACATTTGTATTGCCTCCGCATTGCAATACGAATTTAAGATCAGCATACAAACGCACAAGTTTATTGGTGTTAGGTGATGAAAAACGGTAGGCAAGGCGAAGGTGGCGGCAGACCCGCTGTAGTATTCGATGCTGAACAAATCGCGCAGGTAAAAGCACTCGCGTCCGTTTTAACTAAGGCGCAACTTGCAGATTATTTTGGTGTGAGTGAAAACACCTTTCGAGAGGTAGAAAAGCGTCAACCGGAAGTTTCTGAGGCCTATAAAAAGGGTAAGGGCAATGCAATTGCAAGCGTAGGCTCTAATCTAATTAACCAAGCTCGTAACGGTAATGTAACTGCGGCCATTTTTTACTTAAAAACCCAAGCAGGCTGGAAAGAATCAGATCAAACTACAGTCAGCACATCGTCTGACAACACAGTGACCGTTATTCGTGCAACTAAGCCTGACTGAGCCGCAAGAAGAATTTGTTTTTAGTGAGGCCAAATATCCTGCGCTAGTTGGCGGTTTAGGATCTGGTAAAACTAAAGGCGGCATTGCACGTTTAATCCTGCTAATGCTGCAGAACCCTACAATAAACGGCGCGTATTACATGCCAACCTACGACCTGCTGCGTTTGCGCGCATTAGCTGGCGTTGAGGAAGAGCTAAACAATCTTGGAATTAGTTACAAAACAAATCGTGCTGAATACATTGTTTATCTGCATGGGTACGGTCAAATTATCCTACGGTCATACGACCGGCCCGAGCGCATTGTGGCCTATGAGGTAGCGCACTCGATTGTTGACGAGCTTGATACGCTTCCAAAAGAGAAGGCTGCATTGGTTTGGCGTAAGATCAGTGAGCGTAATAGGCAAGATTGCAATCATGTAAACGGAAATACAATTGGCTGCGTTACTACACCAGACCAAGGGTATAGCGGGTTTATTTACTCAAGATGGGTTAAAAACGCATCAAACGAGTATGTTGTAATTAAAGCGCCTACAATTAGCAATCCGTTCCTGCCTGACGGTTATGTGCAGCAGATTTTAGATAACTATGATCCTGTCTTAGCGGACATGTACCTAAATGGTGAGATTGTAAGCCTGTCAGCTAACAAGGTTTATCACTTCTTTGATCGCAGGAAACACCATACGCAGCGCGAGTTAAAAGACAGCGATAAGTATTTACACGTTAGCATTGATTTTAACATCGGCGGCTGCTGCTCGGTTGTAAACGTAATCGAAAACAATCAACCAATAAGCGTTGCGGAGATCATAAGTCATGATACAAGAGACTTTTGCAATCGGCTTGCAGCGTTTGAGTTAGACGGTAGAAAGATAACTGTTTACCCTGATGCTAGTGGTAAAGCTGGTAGCACTAATGCAACTTCGTCAGATATTGATATAATACGCAGTGCCGGCTACTCTGTAGACTACCCAAAAGCTAACCCTGCGGTCCGAGATCGCATTAATGCTGTAAATGGGCTGCTGTCGCATGATCGATGGCTTATTAACACAGATACATGCCAAAACTTGACTGACGCTTTAGAGTCGCAGGGCTACGATAAAGCAGGTCAACCGGAAAAGTTTAGTGAACATCCTGCAATAGATGACTGGGTCGACAGCGTAGGTTATTTCTTACACCGCAAATGGTCGCTGGGCAGACCTGTTGTGGTCACGAATATAGGAATGGCAAGATGAGTATTGACTTCCAACACCCGCAATATGTTAAGTGTCATGATAAGTGGAAGCTGGTCGATGACATTTGTGATGCTGAAAATTTAAAAGATTACATACTTAAATTGAATCCCGAGGATACAAGCGAGGAGATGGTTCAACGCAGGGACCAGTTCTTCAAGCGCAGTGTATTTTATGCGATCGCAGGCTACACATCGCGCGGGCTTGTCGGCAAAGCATTTCAAAAAACGCCAACATGCGAAGTTCCACCAGAGCTTGATTATGTTAAAGAAAACATTGATGGCGCAGGTCAAAATATTTATCAGCAAGCGCAGGAAGTGTTTCGCGATGTATTGCGTAATGGTCGCGCTGGTTTACTTATCGACTTTCCAGAAACAGATGGCGAGATCAGCCGTGCTGACTTAATCGCGGGCAAAGTCTTTGCAACAATTACACGCTACAAAGCTCAGCAAATCATTAATTGGCAAGTTGAGCAACGTGGTCCTAAAGTCATACCGGTTAAAATTGTGTTAGCCACTAAAGCTGCAGAAATGCACGAGGACGGCTTTGGATTTGATGAGATTAATGAGTACATTTGCCTAGACCTTGAGGAAAATGTATATGTGCAGCGGGTTTATCGTCAGAATCAGCGTAATGAATGGTATATACACAAAGAGACTATTCCAACTGACAGCACCGGAAATACTTTGGATTACCTGCCTTTTGTGTTCGTTGGATCGGAGGCAAATACATTCGAGATCGATCACCCGCCGTTATATGACTTATCTAAAATAAACGTTGGTCATTACAACAACTCTGCTATTTACGAGGATAGCGTATTTACTGTTGGACAAGTGCAGCCATGGATGTCTGGTCTAACGCAAGAAAACGTAGACGCTATGAAGGCTGCTCACATGTATATTGGCAGCGGCAGGCTGTTAGGCGTACCGTCCGGTGAGCGTTTTGATTTTGCGCAAGCAGAGCCTAATCAATTAGCCAAAGAGGCAATGAAAGATAAAGTCTCCATGATGATTTCTATGGGCGCAAACTTAATGGAGATGGGTACTGCTAATAAAACAGCAATGCAAGTAGGCAACGAAATGGCTACGCAGCACAGCGTATTGTCGTTGATCGCTTATAACTTAACACTGGCTTACACAAAGGCATTAGAGATTGCTACTGATTTTATGGGCGGCGATCCTGACGTTGCAGTGTTTGAGGTAAATCAACAATTTATTCAGCCGCAAACAGACGCGCAAATGTTGAACGCAGTTGTTGCTAGTTTTCTACAGGGAGTTCTACCTATAAGCGATCTATTCGATTGGCAGAAGAAACATGGCTTTATCTCTGCGGATAAAACCTTTGATGAATATTCTGATGAGGTCGGTATCGAATCTATGCCCGACTTAGAAGAAGATGCCGACAACGCCGCCTGATTTAATAGAGTTCGCCACTCGCCATCAGGTCTATCTCGAAGGCTTAAAAACGGGCGAAGCTAATAGAGCTGCTGACTTTCTTAAAAAACTAGATAAGGAAGTCAGTGGTCGTTTAGCTGGTCGAGATTTAACTGCTTTCAGTAGAGATCGGTTAGATCGATTACTTAAAAGTATTAGGGCAGACCTCAAGGTAATCGCAGGAGAGTTTACCGATCTGGTTGCTGCAGATGCGATAGATTTGGCTAAATACGAGAGAGATTTTGAACTAAGAAGCCTAGATAAAGTAGCAACCTTTGAATGGGTAGTACCTAGCGTTGCACAGTTGCGTAGCGCGATCTTGACGAATCCTTTAACAATCGCAGGGCCTAATCAAGGGAATCTATTAAAACCGTTTATACGAGACTTAACATCTAGGCAGTTAAACGAAATAGCTGGCGCGATATCTGCAGGGTATTACGAAGGCGCGACAACTAATCAAATACTGCAAACAATTCGTGGAACTCGAGCCAATAAGTTTCAGGATGGCATACTTGCCAGAACTAATCGTAACGCGAAAACTATCGTTCGAACTGCTTTACAACATTCTGCCCAACAAGCAAGGCAAGAGGTCTGGAATAACAACGCCGATATCGTTAAGGGCGTTAAATGGGTATCAACACTAGACACCAAAACATCGCCGCAGTGTCGGACTTTAGACGGCCAAGTTTTTAAGATAGACAAAGGACCTAGACCGCCTATCCATCCAAATTGCAGAAGCACAACGGTCGCAGTATTAGACGATCGATTTGATTTTTTGCGAGAGGGCGCAAAGAGAGCATCGAGAGACCCATCGACCGGAAAAATTAAACGAGTTGATTCAAACGAAACCTATTATGGTTGGCTAAAGAAACAGCCGAAGAAATTTCAGGAAAGCGTTTTAGGTAAATCTCGCACCGCACTTTTAAGAAATGGAAATTTATCTTCAGAGAGATTTGCGAAGTTACAGCTAAATAAAAACTTCGAGCCTTTAACGCTAGATGAAATGAGATCGCTAGAACCACTAGCGTTTGAGCAAGCAGGGCTTGATTAGTTGACAAGAATGTATTAAGGGCTACAATTCACAAATATCAGCAGGGCTGATTTTATCACGGGGTGATTATGATTGATTTTAAAGTTGAAAGTATCGAGGACCTAGACGAAGCAGTACAAGGACTTTACGAGCAGACTGATGATGGTTATCAGCTAAAGGTAACTGGGTTGCCCGAGCCTGAGAAAGAGGACCTAACCGGACTGAAAAATAAAGTCGATGAATTACTGCGGGAGAAAAAGCAAGCTGCACAGAAGGCTAAACTCGCCGCCGAGGAAGCGGAAAAGGCTCGATTGGAGGCTGCTAAGAAAGGCAACGATACAGAGGCACTTGATCGAAGCTGGCAAGAGAAATTTAATCAGCGAGAGCAAGAGCTAAATACCGAATTAAGTAGTTTAAGCAATACGATTGTAAAATTAACTAGCGGACAAACAGCCAACCAGATCGCACATGATATTGCGATTCAAGGGTCGGCTAATGTTTTATTGCCGCACATTGAGAAACGTTTAAAGACTGAGATTCGCGATGGTAATCCTGTAACGGTAGTGCTAGATGAAAATGGCGCACCATCAGCGATGACTGTTGCTGAACTCAAAACAGAATTCCAGAACAGCGCAGCGTTTGCTCCGCTGATTGTAGGCACAAAAGCCAACGGCGCGGGGCGCACTGGTGGTAATGACGGAAGCGGGGCTTCTGCCAATGTAATCAAGAGGTCAGATTTTGACCTTATGAACCATGCCCAACGCGCAAGTTTTGTCAGCAAGGGCGGTAAAATTATCGATGACTAAACTGAGGTAAAACTGTTATGGCTAATGTCCTGACCGATCTGGCGGCAGACATTTACAAGGCCGCCGACATTGTTGGCCGCGAACTTGTAGGTGTTATTCCTTCTGCCACAATTAACTCTGATGCTACTGAGCGCGCAGCGCAAGGCGATACCATTCGCTCATTTGCTACTCGTGCGGCTACAGTAACAACTGTTACTCCTTCAATGACCATTCCTGAGGGTACTGACCAAACTGTGGACAACAAGACTATGTCTCTGTCTACTACAGCGAGCGTTCAGATTCCTTGGACAGGCGAAGATATCAAGCACGTTAATAACGGAGCTGGCTTTGAAACAATTTATGGTGATCAAGTTCGTCAAGCGATGCGCGCAATTACTAATCAAATTGAAAGTCAAGTTGCTGCTAATGTTGCTGATAACGCTTCTCGTGCCTTTGGTACTGCTGGAACTACTCCGTTTGGCTCTAACTTCTCTGAAGTTGCCGAAGTTCGCCAAATCCTTGTAGATAACGGCATGCCTAGCAACGATGGCAACGCAACTATCGTTATGAACAGCGCAGCTGGTACTAACCTGCGTCAACTCGCTTCACTGAGCAGCGTAAACCAAGCCGGTAATGCTGACCTTCTGCGTCAGGGTACTTTGCTTGATCTGCAAGGCTTGATGATTAAAGAGTCTGCGCAAATCGCGTCTCACACTGCGGGTACTGGTGCAAGCTATCTTGTAAACGGTGCGCTATCTGCAGGCGATACAACTGTTACAGTTGACACTGGAACTGGAACAATCTTGGCCGGTGACGTTATTACTTTTGCTGGTGACACCAACAAGTATGTTGTCAAGACCGCACTGACTGGTAACGATCTCGTATTGCAAGAGCCCGGACTCCGAGCAGATGTTGCTGATAACACAGCTATCACCGTAGTGTCTGATTACACTGCAAATATTGCTTTCCATCGCGCTGCGGTAGAGATCGGTATGCGACCTCTGGCACAGCCTGCCGGTGGTGACGCAGCAGTTGATCGACTGACTGTTCAGGACCCTGTTTCTGGTCTGGTATTCGAAGTTGCAGCCTACAAGGGCTATAACAAGGCAATGTTCGATGTATCTTGTCTGTACGGATACAAGGTCTGGAAGCCAGAGTTTGTTGCTACACTCTTAGGTTAAGCTACCTAACTTGGGCGGGGGTAAAACCCCGCCTATTTTTTCGAGGTCATTATGGCTAAGAAAGACCCACGATTAACTAGGCTTGGTTTAGATAAATATAATCAGCCTAAGCGCACCCCAAAACACCCAACTAAATCGCATGTTGTTGTCGCTAAAGAGGGCGATAAAATTAAGACGATACGATTTGGTCAGCAAGGTGTTAGCGGGTCTCCACGGCGAGCCGGCGAGAGCGATGCAGCTAAAGCAAGGCGCGCATCTTTTAAGGCACGTCATGCTAAAAATATCGCAAAAGGTAAGATGTCCGCTGCGTATTGGGCTGATAAAGTTAAATGGTAAGGGGGTGATCCAGTGTACAAGAAGGGCAAAAAGAAAAAGGGTAAGTAATGCCGATACGCAAGACATCAAAGGGCTGGAAGATTGATAACACCGCGGGTTATAGCCGAACCAAAAAAGAGGCAGAGGCTAAACTGAAAGCGATTAAAGCTAGGCAGGGCAGGAAAAAATAATGGTCGATTTAGTTGTTGAAGATGGCTCGATCGTAACTGGTGCAAATACTTATGCGACCATTGCTGAGTATATTGCCTATGCTGCTAATCGTGGCGTGACTGTTACTGATACTGACGCCTACAAGATTCAGTTGATTAAGGCTGCTGATTATATCGGATCGAAAGAAAACCAGTTAAAGGGCGACACAGTCGAAAAGGCGCAGCCGCTGGCGTTTCCGAGAAATAACTTAACCGATATTGATGGTTGGTCTTATAACAACGATGAGATTCCGTATCGCGTAAAAGAAACGCAAATGAGTCTTGCGCTGGATCTCGAGTCTGGCGAAGATTTGTATAACAAGTCTCAGTCTGCTGCGCAGGGTATTAAGCGTGAGCGTGTAGAGGGTGCTGTGGAGGTTGAGTACGCGATATCTAACTCAACTCGCATACCTTACAGCAGTCGCAGCAATGCACTATTGGCAAGTCTGCTCAAATTTAGTGGGCTTGGTATACCACTGGTAATGGCATGAGTGTAGCGTTTTACAACAGCATGGCGGCAACTGCCAAAAAGTTGCTGACCAAGTTCGGCATGGATGTGCCAATTAAACGTACCGCAGGAGGCTCTGTAAACCCTGTGACGGGCGAAACTGTTGCAGGAACTACAACCACCTATACCCCAAAAGGATTGGTTCAGCGGTACGCTGAGGGGCTTATAGACGGCACGAGGATATTGGCAAGCGATCGGCTAGTCATTGTAGATAACACAGTCGAGCCGCTTACCACTGA